CATGAATTAAGGGAAACAAATTTTATAAACTTCAATAACTCGAAACTTCTGGAACAGCCTTCCACAAAGTCCTAAACACTTTCTTATCATTAACCAAAGTAGCAATTGCCGAGGCTACCCCGGCAACGCTACTCTTTGTGACAGAATATCTTTCTGCAACGCTAGCGGCCAAACCACTAGTAGCAAAGCAGTTGAGATAACCCTGCATAGAATCACGTGCACTAACAAAACGTTCATCCCACTGCGGATCGTCTCCTGACACAGCCATTGACCACCTCTCAATCCTCTTCACCGGATCCGGAATGAACGCAACGTCCCTGTTATAAGGATCAATCAAAATGAATGTAGACGCAAAATAAGGCGACGAAGTCTGATACGTCTTCGCGCCCAAATTGAAAACCTCAGCCAAAATCTGAACCGCATCATCAACGTGAGCTACAGTCATAGCACATATCAATGAATCATCCCCCATGAACAATGCCCACACAATGTCAGTTCCTCTATAAGCATAGCTAACACTCAGTATGTTCAAAAGAACATTACCAAACGCTGTAGTTGCATCGCCGGACTTACGTTGATACATGACATGCAACGACAAGCCCAAAGACACCGCCCTCAACTTACAATCAACATGACCACTCAACCACTGCTCCAACATCTCATCATTCATACCGAGCTGCGCAAACACGAAACCTTCAAGAACAAAAACAAATCGTCCTTGAGATTTATCATATTTGGAAAAATCATTCTCCAAATATTTGAGGTTTGTTGCCGAAAATGGATGCACACCCCTAACAAATGCCTCCATATCCTTGGTGTCCTTAAGCAAATTGACATGATAATTGGGTTTCAATAAACTCAAAAATCTGCGCACCAGCACCCGGAAAATGCTACTGAAAAAGCTCGAAACAGCCTTTTCATGATAAACTATAACCTGCGGCTCCGTACGCGCCGAAATAGCTTTAGTAGATTGTGGCGGTTTAACGTCAGACTTCAGCATAACCAAATACTCCCACACAGACATTTGTCCCATAGACTGTGACATTTTCTGCAACTCTGCCCTGACAGCCTGTATCTTCTCCGGAGTAGACTGAGTGCACCATTCCCGGAAACTCTCCTCCTCTAAACCAACCCGATCACGCTGAAAGCTCACCAACTTCTCACGAGCATCCGGAACACAAGCCGTATCAAGAAAATTCTCCCACACAGCCCTAGCTGTCATCTCATCATCCTGCGGCAACGCAACCTGAGGCGCATTGAGATTACGAGCAGCAATTGCCGACAACAACCCCTG